TGATGGGTCGAGTGAAGTGGACCGGTGAGGCTACTCGCAGGATCCGAGCTGGCGAGTTCGACGGCTTCTCCATCGAAGCGGTGCCCCCTTCCTCCGCTCGCAGCAAGACGACCGGAGAGTCCCTCGGTGAGTGGGCACTCATCGGCGGCACCCTCACCAACGAACCATTCGTCGCCGGCATGCAGCCTGTGGCGGCATCTGAGAAGAGGAGCACCGACATGGCGCTGAACAAGATTGTTACCGATACTCTCGCCCTGCGCGAGGGTGCGACTGAGGCCGAGGTTCTCACTGAGATCCAGTCTCTTCGCGACCGTGCAACCAAGGCCGACGCTCTGTCGGAAGCCCTCGACACGGTCACCGCTGACCGGGACACGATCAAGGCTAAGTTCGATGAGCTCGAGGCCAAGGAAATCGAGCGGATGCTCGACCGAGCTTGCACCGACGGGCGGATTGCTGCGTCGGAGCGCGACGACTATCTCGACATCTACACCCAGTGCGGTGAGGAGCGGGCCAACCGCGCCTACTTCGCTGAGCGCATCAGCGTGACGGCAACAGGCAAGGCTGGTACGGAGGCCGACCGAGCCCCCGCACAGAGCGTCCTCGCTGAGTGCGCCACTCTTGCTGACCAGATTTCTTCGGAAGAGAACCTGGATAGCGCGGCAGCTTATGCCCGCGCCATGCAGGTTGTCCTCTCGGACCCCACCAAGCGAGCAGCTTACGAAGCTGCCGACATCGACGCTTAGGAGACTCCAATGAGCACCCCCTTCAATCCCGCAATCGCCACATTTAAGTGCAACGAGGATCTGTCTTCGGCCGCATGGTTCCTGGTGCGCCCGGTGGGCGGCGCTGATGGCGACATCGAGCCTGCTGGCGCGGGCGAGCTTGCCATGGGCGCACTGACCAACGACGTTGCGGCTGGCACCGCAGCCGCGCCGGTCTATGTCCCGGTGCAGGTCGGCGGCATCATCAAGGTGAGCTGCGGTGGGGCCTGCGTTGCGGGCTCCCTCGCCATGTCGGACGCCTCGGGCGAGGCTGTCACCGCGACGGACGGCAACTACGCCTTTGGCATCGCCCTCGGGGAATACGTCGATGGCGAAATCGGCTCGTTCCTCTGGGCACCTTCCTACCTCGAAACCACTTAGGCTGACTGAGGAGATAATCAGATGGCAAATACACAAGGCTTTGTTCAGGACGTGATGCTGCAGCGTTATGCGCGGCTCCTCGGACCCTCTCTCGGCAGCTTCATTGCCGACGACATCTTCCCTGCGGTCGATGTCCCCACCAAGACGGGACAGTTCTACGACGTAGACGGAGGCTTTGCTTCCGCCCACTCGACGGCATCCCCCTACCTCGGTCACAACATGGTGATCGCTGATGGTCAGGATTCCCCCCTGAAGATCAGCACCTCGATCAGCAAGGTGACCGGGTGGGATGTCAACCAGAACGGTCTGGGTGTTCAGATCAGCAAGAGTTCCGAGGGCTACGCCCAGGGGAACGGGTTGAACCTGCGCCAGGCGAACGTCGCTGTCCTGGCTCGCGAGTGTGCCATCAACCGGGAGCGTAACGCTGCCGCGCTGGCTTTCGACGCGACCACCACCTTCTCGGGCAAGACGACTGCTCTCTCGGGAAGCGACCAGTGGGACAATGCGGCCTCGGATCCGATCAGCATCGCGCAGACTGCGCGAGACACGATCATCCAGGCTTCTGGCGAAGCTCCCAACATGGCAATCATGGGCTACGAGGTATACAAGGCTCTCCGTCAGCACCCGCTGATTCTGGAGTATTGCTCTCGCACCCAGAGCCGCGTCGGGATCCTGACCAACGACGACCTGGCGCGTGCTCTGGATGTCGAGACCATCTTCGTCGGCAAGGCTGTCGCCAACAACGCCGTCGAGGGGCTCACAGCGTCCAAGGGTTACATCTGGGGCAAGTTCGTCCTGTTCGCCCACATCAAGAAGAGCCCTGCTCCAATGACCCCCGGATCCTGCCTGCAGAGGTGGCGTTTCCAGGGTTCCTCGGACGGTGCGGTTCGTCGCTGGGACCCGACTCCCTACGTCGAGCAGATTGACATGACCTGGAACGACCAGTTTGCAGCCCCGACAACGGAGCTGGGTTACCTCTACTCCACCGTCGTCTCGTAGGAGGTCGTCATGGCAGAAACACTGCTCTACCAGGGCGTTGCGGTTAATCCGGCGAATGGTCTTCGCCTACGCCTCGGGCATAACGTGGAGACGATGTCGGGGACCAAAACCCTGACTCCCCAGGATGCTCAGGTCCAGATGCTCGATCCGAACGGGGGCAACGATCTGATGCTTCCGGCCGAGGAGGCTTCCCAGGGGCTGTTCTTCATCGTCAAGAATACGACCGCAGCAGCAGAGAACATCGTCGTCAAAGAAGACGGCGGCGGCGGCAAGGAAACCATCGGCAGCGGCAAGTGGGGCATCTTTGTCTGCGACGGTAGCTCGTGGGAGTCCATGGGCCTCCTGAGCTTCGCCTAGTAACAGAAAGAGGAGCACCCCTCATGACGTATGAAGTAACCCCCGGACAGAGCCTTCTCCACAGCGGTGTCAAGTACCCCGCTGGGTCAATCGTCCCTGGTGGCGTGGAGGTAGACCTCCTCTGCGCTGCTGGGGTCATCCAGCTCGTTGAGGAGAAGGTGGTCGTTCGGCCCGCGCCCGAGCCCCAGGGTCGCAGCACCGCTGTGGACGGGTTCGACGCCTCGGATGCGGAGAGTGTGACCAACGTCCCTCTTCGCCTCCTTCCCAACGTCCTCAAGGACATTGACGACGCCGACATCCTCCTTGAGATGCACGAGGCCGACAGCCGTAAGGGCGGCAAGGACTTGATCGAGGAGCGTCTTGGTGAGCTGGAGGCCGAGAATGCCTAGGATGATTCTTCGATGTTCCTGTGAGATCGCGGGAGTCTAGCATAGTCCCGGAGACGAGATTGAGGTCGATGACGACAACGCTGTCCGCATGATCCGAAAGGGCATGGCGGTGAAGGCGAGCAAGCCCAAGTCCGCATCGAAAAAGAAGGCGAAGCCGGCTTCTTCAGAAGAGTAAAGGGGTCCGCTGGTGGCGTACAACTCCGACCTAGCCACAGCGACCGTCATGGCTCCCCAGCTTGGGACGCTCTCGTCCAGCACGACCCCCACCCTGACTCAGGGGAACGTGATCTGGGGGAACGCCTACAGTCAGGTGCGTGCGGGCTTCCTTCGGGCGGGACTGTCGGACACGGTTACTGCGTCGAGCCGGGCAGAAGAGCTTGCTCAGCAGGCTGAGATCTTCCTAGCAAGCGGGAATATCCTTCTGGCTAAGGGGAGCATCGGGGCCGACGGAAAGGCCACCGCTGACGAACTCATCAGTCACGGTCGGTCCCTCCTCGACAGCCTCTGGGATCGGCGCGACTACCTCCTCGCCAACGGTGCGTCTGCCTCCCTCTCTGGGCCCTCCATCTTCGCCAAGTCCAACTGGACGGAAGACAGCGACCCCGACTTCGACTACACGCCAGGAACGGGCGACAGGCAATACGCCATCCCGCCCGAGTTCCAGGACGGGGACGATGTCTGATGGCTGACAACACCCAGATGTTCTCGTTCTCGTTCACCCCTGAGGCGAAGAAGTTTTCAATCGCCTTTGAGGGGTGGGCGAAGGGGATCAAGGACTGGCGGCGAGCCTGGAAGGATGTTGGCCGGCTCTTTCGTAATCACGAGAGGCAGCACTTCGACAGCGAGGGGACGACGACGGGGGGCAAGTTCGCGCCACTGATGGGCCGCGCATACTTCCGTCGCGACAACAAGACCTACGCCGAGTGGAAGGCGGAAAACTACCCTGGTCTCCCGATCATGCAGCGGGATAGGGTGCTCTATTCTGCCCTTGTTGAGGGGGGCCAGGGTGCCCTCTTCCGCAGGAAGAAGATGAGCATGGAGATCGGCATCAAGCCGGGGATCCGGCTCCGCAAGATCGCAGAGGCTCACCAGGATGGGCGGGGCAATGCCTACGCCGGGGAGAACAAGGAGCCGAGGCCCCCTGTCAGGTATGGGACGGACGCCTCGGACGGATCCACCTTCGCCTATGCCCTCTCTCAGATCATGCAGGCTCACATCGTCCTTGAGCGTCGGCGGGCATTCAAGAAGGAGATCGAGGACACCTTCGGGAAGGCGCACGCCGAGAGCGCCTCGGCAGCGAGTGCGACGATCAAGAAGATGATCGCAGGGACCTGGAAGTAGGTCATGGCGTATTACGGTGCCGAGGCGGCTGTCGAGGCTATGGACGAGTTCCTTCAGGCGGCGACCTATGGGCTCAACGCGCAGCTTGGCACCATGAGGACCGAGAAGAGTCTGACGACCTCCGATCTTCCCGACGTTTCCCAGTTTGAGAAGTACTACCCCAAGGGGATGCAGTCCCGGCAGTTCCCCCACCTGTGCGTCGTCTATCTCTCGGACACAGCGGAGCAGGACGCCAACTCGAGGATGATCAATTTGTCCTTGGAGACGCAGCTCACGGTCCTGGATCTGAACATAAACGGCTCGGAGGCCGAGGTGGGCCTGGCTATGTGCCGCTACCGAGATGCGCTGACCAAGATCTTTCTTCGACGAACCCCGGTGGGCAAGCAAGGCTGGACGCTTTCAAATGGCGGAACGGTCGCCACTGGGCGCGTCATCCGTTGTACTATCGAAACGCATACGCTGGCGTTCGATCCTGAGATTCAGGCGAGCACGCCAAACATGATGCTTCGGACCACTTATCTGGTCAGAATGCAGGAGGATTACTAATGCCCGGCCCCTCAGTTGATATTGGACGAGACCTCGTCGTTTTCGCGGATCCTCAGAGCAAGTTCAAGGAGCCGGGCTCAGACTTCCCGGTTGCTGCCGACGCGGTCCGCGTCATCACGGCGTCGGTCAACGGGAAGTCCCCGTTCTCGATGTTTGAGGACAAGAGGGGGACCTCCACCCCGCTGGGTGTTGTTAACCAGAAGAGGACCGCAGAGTTCTCGATGGAGTGTTACGCCTACGTCACCACTCGGGGCACCGCGCCCGACTGGGCGGACATGCTCACCAGCGGAGGCTGGCAGGTTAAGGTTGGGGCCGGAGATGCGACCACAGCCACGGGCGGGTCAACCTCGGTGATCACCACAGCGGACACGGGCAACTGGGAGGTGGGCGATGCTGGGATTTTTGAGACAGGGCTT